GAAATCATCTCAACTGCTTCCTCTTTTTTTGCTTTGAATATATCGTACCAAGCCATGTGTTAATCGTAAATTGATGAAACTGATGCGCCACTGACAACCATTCTGCCCTCTTCAATGACCACTCCTGTGGTGTCACTGATTTCAGTTGGTGGTATGGTTGATTCATACACGCTGTATGAGTATTGTCCCTTCATTAGTTCCACATCGATTGGTTCATCCAGGTAAAAGAGATTGAATCTCTCAGGATATGGTGACTCATCGGTGTTGGTGAAGAGAATTGGGTCGGATGTTGGGTTCATTTCGTTCTGAAAAACGAACAAATAATATGGTGAAGGCAGCGTTGACACCTCTGACAGTGTCACGACAATACTATTCACCTCACCCTTATTGATGTATATCATTACTTTATGTTGCAATTAGGTCAAATTTTGTTCACAAAAAAAGCCACCCCTAAGGATGGCTTCACAACTATGAACAGAAAAAAGTTGTTAGATTACTGCTGTAACAGCAGCTGGTTCGATTTCATAAGCAAGAAATTCAACTTCCGAGGTCAAGGTGACGGAATATTTAGAACCATCCGCACGAGTCACTCCTGAACCTTCACCTGTTGCGGTGAGTTGGAGTTGTGGGAAGTACCAATATTTGCCGTTCATATCCTTAACAATTGCCACCAAGTATTGTTGACCGGCACCCAAGATTTTGATTGCTTGAGATTTGTCCTGGTCTCTTCGGTGGAACATAAGGTTGATGACAGCAGTCACATAAGATGAACCATTGATAAGGTCAATCGCTGCTTCCTCAGTATATGAACCCGTATTTCTACGGATGTCAAATGCTGTGAAATCAGGAGCACCACCAACTAAGGTAATTGCATCGATTGTCCAGGTATTGGTATTGTCTAATGTGATACCACTGATGTTGTCTTGCTGATTAATCCAAATCTTTTCAATACCACCTGTATTGTTGTCGCATGATTTCACAATTGACTCGAGTGCACTACATGACATAAATGAAAAATTTTAATCAGTTAAAAAAAAGAGGGGAGTATTTCATCCCCTCAAAGGAATCCTATGAATAAAGAACGATTTGCGCACCATTAACGTGGTGGAAACCAACTTTCATATTTGCACGAGTACGGATGTACGGCTCAGCAACAGTGTCAGAAAGGTTGACAGCTTTCAATGCTTTGTCATCACCTTCAGCATCGAATGCATATAAAAGTGAATCTTTCAAACAAAGTACAGCGTGGTCGTTTGGCATACCTTCACAAACAACAACTTTCACACCAAGGTAAGTCAAGGCAAGTGGAGTCGTTACATATGTCATGGTGTTACCAGCAGCAGCAGCCAATTCGTATGCGTTAGCGATGTTTGTTGAAACATACAAACGAAGGTCAGCTTTCTTGCGGATGATTGCAGCTGGAGCAGCAGCAAAGATAAGTGCAAGCTGAGCAAGTACATTTGAAGATGTCACAGTTGTGTTGGCAACATCAACAACAGTAGAATCAGCAAGCAAGCCTTTGATGTAACCATCACAAAGAGCCAAAGTGGCATTCTCTGAAGTGGTGTCACCTTGCCAACGGATAAGCTCGATGTCTTGACCGATTTGCTGAGCCATTGTGTTCCAGTAGAAGTCCATGAATGATGCAACAGTGAAGTCACCATTTGAACCTTTTGTCATTTGTAAAGCAACGAATGATTGCTCAAGGTCGAACTGACAAATTTGTGCCATAGCGCTCAATGCACATACGTCAATCTCAATTGCTGAGAGGTCATCTGTAGGGGCGTCAAATGGGCAGCTGGAGCTTTGCAAAATGTTGCCGAATAAAATTGTGGCAAGTTTTGTCTTTGACTTAATTCCCGGCAAAAGGCGGTAATTATCTGCGAGGTTCTCTTCTCCTAAATATGCTTTAGAGTAGAATGCCTCAGGATTGGCTGCCAATAAAGCTGAAGCATCCACATCCAAATCGAATCTTAATTTTTTAGACATTGTTATTTGGTTTTTATTGATTTACAAATTGTTTGAATTTCGCAAATTTTTCGCTCATTGAAAGCTGGGCCATTTGCGTCTCGACCACTTCCTCCTCTTTCTCTGCATACATCTCCTCGATTTGGTTGCGGAGTTCTGCGATCATAGAGATGATTGCTTTCTCTCTCTCTTCCAACATCGGCAAAACGATTGCAGCGATTGCTTCCGCATCGGTAGCTGGGTCGATAGCCATCTCCTCCTCAGTGGTGGTTGACTCTTCAGTTGTCTCTTCAACTGTTGTATCTTCCATCGCCACCTCTTCGGTTGACATCTCTTCCTCAACCACTTCCTCGGTTGGTTCTTTTTCCATCTCTTTGATTTCAACAACCTCGCCATCTTTCATGACGTAGATTTTGTCCTCGATGAGATATTCTCCATCAGGTAACTTCATTGTATTTAGTTTAATTTGTTCCGAAAGTTTCAGACCGAGAAAGCCTTCAATGGAGAAACCGACTTGATCGTTGGCAACCAATTCGGCAAAGTAATCAGCATCGGTCACCTGAGCGGTCACCATGAGTGTGCCTTTCGGTACCTCAATGCCAAATGTACTGAATGCCTTATCTTGTTTTGGGTTGTCAACAATCCATGTCTCAAGGATGTAAGCTGGTACTTTTTTCTCGGTGTCGTGTTCCAAATTGAAGATGTCACGATTGCGCAAATCAGCCATGAACTTGGTGTGAATTTGCTCGATGACTTCCTCAGTGAACTGGACATAATACTCACCATCGCCATCACTCTTGCGGTAGATGTCCATCGGTATCATTGCTGGAGCTGTGATGCGATGCTTTAAACCATCAGAGAACATGAGGCGCTTCTCACTTCCAAAACTCATCCCCTTGACCTTTATGGCGGGTAGATTTGTGAAAGCTATCATCTCAATTCCGAGATTTTCTCCATCGGAGTACTCGTCATCGATTGTGATTTTGTAGATAGGTAAGTCCTTTGTCATTGCTTATGTTGCAGATTTTGTATATTTGTTCAAAAAATAACTATGATAAAAGTATTCGACAGGGAGATTCCCAACAAAATGAGTGAGCTGAGCATCGAGCAGTTTGAAAAAATCAGCCAAATTTTAAACAATCAAGAGTTCGACAACGTAGAAAAGTACGTTGAGATGTTTAAATTCCTTGGCATCGAGGAGAAGATGTGGGATGACTACCCATTCAGCGAGTTCATTGAGTTGGTTCAGAAGTTCAACCTGGACTCATACACCCCGAGTGAGCCTATTGCATCCATTGAATTGGAAGGATTCACATACAATGCTGAGATGCGCTTGTCAGTGAAGGAGACAAAGCTGATTGAGAAGATTGTGAACAACAAGCCACACAACTACATCAGTGACATCCTCGCAATTATGTTCAAACGCAGTGACCTCAGTAACACTGAACACTTCGCAGATGCCCATTTGAAGCATAAGGCAAAGCTATTCCGCACTCAGAAAGCTGAATTGTGTGTACCATACATTGTGTTCGTAACCGAAAAGATTGCAGAATATGCACAAGCCAACGCTCCCAAAAGCGTGGAGTCAAGTCAGTCTTGAGCAGTTCATTGAACTCAGAGCACTCCAACCTGAGGATGGATTGTTCAACCACAACATCGATATCCTCTGCACGCTCACTGACTCATATCCTGAGGACTATGATGATGCTGAACTGTATGAGGTAGCCGAGTGGTTCAAAGATTTGCAATGGCTGTATTCAGAGCCGACCAAATTATATACGGATCGTATTGGCAAGTTCTACCTCAAGCCAATGAATGAGTTGGCCCTTGGTGAGTTCATTGACCTGGAGTATTACTTCAGCCAGGACTATATCAAGAATCTCGCAAACATCTGTGCACTATTGTATCGCATTCCTGAAATCATTGAGGATGGTGTGGTGGCAAAGTGGGAGACAACTGCATTCAAGCCAACAGCGAGAGCGCATTACTTCCTCGAGCAACCAATCACCAAGGTGTATGGCATCCTCACCGAGTACATCAAATTCAGAGACCAATTTATCTCATCCCATTCCAACCTAATGACTGAAGATATCGATGAAGACCTCAGTGATATCGATGACCCGGAAGAGCGCAAAGAGGCAGAGAAGCAAAAGGCATCCAACAAATGGGGATGGGAGCAGTTGATTTGGTCGATGACCAATGGTGACCTCACCAAGTATGAACAGGTGATTCAGATGAAGCTGATACTTGTGTTCAACTTCCTTGCAATGCGAAAGGAGTTAGATATTTAGTAATCGAGTGCGTAGTTGAACTCACCGAATAGTGGAACAAAGTCGTATATCACCTTCGGCTTTTTGCGCAATAGGTTTCCGAGTTCCAAGATTGGGAACTTCTGAGCCAAATCAGCCACATACATTCCATACATTTCACCGATAAGTCCGTTCATCTCGAGTGCGTCATTGAATTTCTTGACCAATCTGAAGGGAGCAATGGTTGCGGTGCCGTTGTTCAGGTACCCAAAATAGTAAGCAGCAAGAATCTCGATTCTGAGATTGCCCTCAGTTGTCACCTTGGCATTTATTTTGACTGAATCATACAAGGTGTATGTGTCAATGAGTGCTTCATCCTTGATGACTTTCTTGAGTGTGTTGGCAACTCTTCTCCTGAGTGGGAATTTGAAGTTGTACTCGCCTGTGTTTTTATACCTTGCCATTACTTATGTTGCAATTAGTCGCTGATTTGTTTAGGAATCTGACAATCGGTCCATGAATCAATGGTGAATGTGATGGTCATTAACCATCCAGCAGCATAGTCGAGAAGGTCATTGTTGAGCGGAATCAAGGAAGGGAATCCAACCACATCGAAATCACGATCATCATTGTTGAATGTGTAGTTGAGATACAAGTCCATGAGTATCTGATGGCAGTCACTGAGAATCACGTTGATGTTTGCCCTGTCTTTTTGGATGATGTCAAAGCAATAGATTTCAAGATTGAAGTCATTGGTGTTCTCGGTAGGGATTGCATCCACAGGCACGATGTACACGATTGGATACTTCTCATCCTTGGTCGCAAAGTTGAACAACTGCTCTTTGAAGTCAGAGCCTACTTTCTTAACCTGAAGGTGTGCATTGTAGAATGCAATGATTTCGTTGATGAGTGCTTGGTAACTTATCACAGTACTGCGTTTTTGAGGATTTTGTTTACTTTGTTTTGTACACCTGTCATCTCTGTTTCACTGACCACAGCATTCACAGTGATCGTTGAGTTGGTTTCAACACCTTGAGCTGAGCCTGTGTTGTTGGCTGCATTGCCTTGACCGAATAGGTTGCCAGGTACGAATGATGGAACTGATGAAGCGTTTGGTGTAACACCACCGCCACCACCACCACCACCTGATGGAGTTGATACGGATGCACCACCACCATTCATGAACTTGCTTATTGATGATGCCACGATTGTACCGATGGATGTAGCTGCTCTCACTTTGGCACCGGCAGATGCAGCACTCGCTAATGCAAGACCACCATCAGGCAATGCTTTCCACAATGGGTTGGCATAGTATCCTGAAATCTCCTTTTGTGTGTTGACGATGATTTCACCAATGGCGAGAGCCTTGTCAACGATGAAGAGTGCGTTTGCGAGTTTCTTATTCTCACCAGCGAGTTCACTTAATCCAGCAATCAATCCTTTGGCAGCACCAAGTCGAGCCTGAGAAAGTTGCTCTTCAGCTGCCATGACAGCATCGTTGTATTTTTGTTGGTCTTCAAATGAGACCATGTTTGCCTCACCTTGAATTTGCAACTGCTGAGTCCTGGTTGATACAAGTGTTGAGATGGCGCTTTTGGC